AAATGGAAATGATGCTGTGGAATGTCGTGCTGAGCGCGATAGTGGGGGTGATGGTGTTCATGCTTAAAGGCAAGTTTGACGAACTTCAGCGCATCAGCATCCTGTTAAACAAGACTAGGGAGGAAGTGGCTCGTGACCACATTACTCGTGCAGAAGTTAGAGCAGATTTGGACAAAATTCGTGAACACTTCGACAGCGGTTTTGACCGGCTTGAGAAGAAAATTGATGCGCTTGCGCAACGGAGATAAGTGATGGCTGAGAAATCTGAACGTACCAAAAAGCTTGAAGAAGCCAAGATTGAAGATGATCCGCTTTACGTGAAGCGGGCAATACGGGGTCTGGGTGTTGGCATGAGTCGTATGGCTGACAAAGTGGGTTTCACCCAAGACGAAAAGAAGGAAGAACCAGTTAAAAAAGCTAAGGGAGGTTCCGTGAACGAGTCCAAGATGATGAAGAAAGAAGGCCGTGGTATGGCTAAAGCTAACATGCAGAAGATTGCTTCTGGTGCCGTTAAAAAGCACGAGAAAGCCATGCATGGCATGAAAGGTGGCGGCTATGTTAAAGCTGCTGATGGCTGCGCCAAGAAGGGTAAAACCCGTGGGGCGATGGTGTAATGCCCTCTGTTTCTGCCAAACAGGAAAAGTTTATGAGGGCGGTTGCCAACTCGCCCAAGTTTGCGAAGAAGGTTGGCGTCCCTCAATCTGTTGGAAAGGAATTTGAAATGAAAGACATGAAGAAAAGCGGCATGGCTAAGATGACCAAAGCCGAAGCGCCTTCAAAAATGAAGTCTGTTAAAACCGCTAAGCCCAAGATGGGTTCTGCTTCTAGCCGTGCTGACGGAATTGCTATGAAAGGCAAGACCAAAGGTATGGAACCGAAGATGATGAAAAAAGGCGGTATGTGTAAATGATCGCTTCACGCGGGATGGGGGCCATAAACCCCTCCAAGATGCCGAAGGCAAAAACCATCAAACGGAAAGATGATCCGGATGATGTGACGATGTACGCCGACGGTGGAAAGGTTAAGTCCCGCGTAAACGAAGCTGGCGTATATACAAAGCCGGGGATGCGCAAGTCGCTCTTTGAAAAGATTAAGGCTGGCGGTAAGGGTGCAGCGCCGGGGCGTTGGTCCGCGAGGAAGGCCCAGATGCTAGCCCAGCAATACAAGAAATCCGGGGGCGGCTATAAATCGTGATCCGTCGTCCGTTGTACAACCCGTATGTAGATGGGAACGTTTTTAGATGGATCTTGAAAGCGTCGCAGACGTACCGAGAAATGAGAAGGACAGAGGACAATGCCGCTAAAGAAGCCACAGCAGTCATTAAAAGACTGGACCGACCAAAAGTGGAGCACCAAAAGTGGTAAGCCTTCTACTCAAGGTCCAAAAGCTACAGGGGAGAGGTATCTCCCAGAGGCGGCTATCAAGAATCTGTCAGCTTCTGAGTACGCAGCGACAACAAGAGCCAAAAGAGCAGGAAAAGCAGCCGGTAAGCAGTTTGTTAAACAACCAAAAACCGTAGCAAAGAAGACAGCGAGATTTAGATGACCACCTCCGGCACCCAATCGTTTAATTTAGACCTCACGAATATTATCGAGGAGGCGTTTGAGCGTGCCGGTTCTGAGTTGCGCACGGGTTACGATTTTCGTACGGCCCGTCGATCTCTAAATCTTCTTACTATTGAGTGGGCAAACCGAGGCATCAATCTCTGGACGATTGAGCAGGGATCAATCCCCATGGTGCAGGGTCAGATTGTTTACAACTTACCTGTTGACACCATTGATCTGTTGGATATGGTGATCCGTACCCAGACTGGGGTTGAGCAGACAGACATTAATATTAACCGTATTAGTGTTTCTACCTACGCCAACATCCCTAACAAGAACGCTCAAGGTCGACCGATTCAAGTCTGGGTAAACCGGCAATCTGGAGCAACTGAACCTGATGATTTTGTACCTCCGGGACCAGAAATTAACTATCCAACAATTAATGTTTGGCCCGCTCCGGATCAGTCTAACTTCTACACCTTTGTTTATTGGCGTCTACGCAGGATTCAAGACGCTGGTAATGGTGTAAATACCCAAGACATCCCTTTCCGTATGCTGCCCTGTATGGTGGCTGGGTTGGCCTATTACTTGGCTATGAAGATCCCTGATGCATTGCCGCGCATGGATATGTTGAAAGCCCAGTACGAAGAGCAGTGGTTGTTGGCTTCTACCGAGGACCGGGAAAAGGCCGCTTTACGACTTGCGCCCCGTCAGATGTTTATTGGTGGTGGAGGCATGTAATGCCCAATAAAACCTGTAAAACCTGCGGTACTAATAAGCCTGTGAGTGAGTTTTATAAACAGGCTACTAGAGGGCTTTACGGGGTTAGGGGGTCTTGTAAAACGTGCGACAACGAGGCAAAAAAAGCTTACCGTACGTATAAAGGTCAAGAGCTTTTAGATAAGAAAAAAGAAGAATACGAGCGAAATAAAGTCGCTAGGCTGCGGCAAAAACGTACATACAGACAAGAAAACAAAGGAAAGATCAACGCCTTAGTTACAGCCCGTAAAAAAGTTGTTAAGCAAAGAACTCCTAGCTGGATAGGCAAAGAGGAAAAATGGTTGATTAAAGAGGCTTACGAGCTTGCTGCGTTACGCACTAAGTTGTTTGGGTTTTCTTGGCACGTAGACCACGTGCTTCCTTTGCAGGGTGAAACTGTATCGGGCTTGCATGTACCTACTAACTTACAAGTTATCCCCGGATTGCTTAACATAAAAAAGAAAAACAAGGTGCAACATGCCTAACAATTTTGCATCCGGCAAATGGGCCATATCTGAATGTGACAGATGCGGTTTCCAATACAAGCTAAAACAATTACAACAGTTGGTAATAAAAACCAAAAATGTTAACCTACTGGTCTGCCCAACGTGTTATGAGCCAGATCAGCCGCAGTTGCAGTTAGGTATGTATCCGGTCGATGACCCACAGGCTTTGAGGAACCCAAGGCCAGATACAACGTATGTACAGGCTGGATATACCGGCTTACAAATTGAGTCTGGAGATGGCCCGCTAGGTAGCGGAGATCCCTCTGGAGGAAGTAGAATATTCCAATGGGGATGGGCACCGGTTGGCGGTAGTCGGGCTTATGATGACGAGTTAACCCCAAATAATTTGGCGCTGAGCATTTCGCTTGGCACTGTGACCGTAGCAGTAACTTAAGGAGTTAAAGATGAGCGCCCCTGATAAATGCACTTTCTTCCCCGCCGAGACTAAAGATCCGATTGGGAAATACAAACAACCCGAAGTTTATACGGGTGACGAAGGTAATAATGGCTACCCGAACAATGTTGCTAATACACAAACTGTTAAGACACGTGGTTGCGGCGCAGCAACAAAAGGCTGCAATTCTTCTACAAAACTGGGGTAAGTTGTGAACTACAACACTCTGTTCGAGACGATTAAGGGGTATGTTGAAAACGACTTCCCCAATACACAGTATGGCGACCCGACGGCTGCCAGCAGTAACTTTACGTCTAAAGAACAGGTTGATACGTTCATTCAACAGGCTGAGCAGCGTATTTACAACTCAGTTCAGTTTCCCTCAATTCGTAAGAATGTAACTGGCCCAACCATAGCCAATAACAAGTACTTATCTGGACCTACTGATTTTCTTGCTGTCTATTCAATGGCGGTAATTGATGCTAGCGGTAACTACGAGTACTTGTTAAACAAAGACGTTAACTTTATTCGGGCTGCTTATCCAAGTCCTACGGCTACAGGTATTCCTCAGTATTACGCTTTATTTGGTCCTACGACTACAAATACATCGCCACCGGTAATAACTAATGAATTATCTTTTATTCTCGGACCGACTCCAGACGCCATTTATAATATTGAGCTTCATTATTACTACTACCCTGAGTCTATCGTTACTGCTGGTACTACTTGGCTTGGTGATAATTTTGACTCCGTATTACTTTATGGCTCGCTGCTGGAAGCCTATACGTACATGAAGGGTGAGGCTGACGTTATTGCTGTTTACGATAAGCGATACAACGAGGCTCTTGCTCTGGCTAAACGTCTTGGCGATGGCATGGAGCGCAGTGATGCTTACAGGTCTGGTCAGATGCGTATGCCGAACCTTCCTCAAAATAGAGGGGTTATCTAAGTGGCATTTACCGGCAACTTTACCTGCAACGTATTTAAAGTCGGGCTATTAAACGGTGATTTTGATTTTGCCGTTGATACGTTCAAGATTGCTCTTTATACAAACTCAGCCACGTTAGATGCCAGCACGACGGCATATACGACTACTGGAGAAGTAGTGGCTTCTGGGTATACGGCTGGGGGTAATACTCTTACTGTCGTTCAAGGTATTTCAAGTGGCACGGCGTATGTGTCATTTAACACGGTGTCGTGGTCCGGTGCCTTTACTGCTAGAGGCGCTTTGATTTATAAGTCCGGGGGTTCTAATCCTGCTGTTTGTGTTTTAGACTTTGGATCAGATAAAACATCAACTACGACGTTCACGGTAACGTTTCCGACAGCGTCTGCTACAGATGCTTTAATTCGACTTTCTTAAAGGAGTATGTGATGGAAAACAAGGCAAAAAGTACCGATAGCGTCGCTAGCTCGGTTACTCAGTTTAAAGATTTTAATGAGGGCGCTCGTGGTGGTGGCACGTTCCACTTCCAGTGCTTTGACAAAGACGGCAACCTTAAGTGGGAAGATTCTGCCAAGAACCTCGTGGTCAACACGGGTCTTCAGGACATGAACACTAAGTACTTCAAAGGTGTTTCTTATAGCGCTGCTTGGTACATTGGTCTGGTTCAAGGCCCTGCCTCGGGTAACACTTATGCCGCTGGCAATACTCTCGCGTCTCACATTGGCTGGACTGAGGACACCAACTATTCTGGTGGCAACCGTGCTACTGCTACTTTTGGCACTGCAACAACGGCTGATCCTTCGGTTATTGATAACTCCGGTTCTGTGGCGGTGTTCAGCATCACGGGCACGACTACGATTGCTGGTGCGTTTTTGACAACCATTCAAGATAACACCAATAACACCGGACTTCTGTTCTCGGTTTCTAACTTCACCGGCGGTGATCGCGCTGTTATTAACGGTGACACCCTGAACGTGACGTATCAATTTAGTCTTGCCGACGCATAAGGAACTCAAAATGGCTACGCAATTTACTAAAAACCAAACAGTTCGGGTCAAGACTGTTGTCCCCCAAGGGGCTGTTCAAGCCCTCCGTATGGATGAGGATGGTGTGGTGTACTGCCTCCTTACGTGGACGGATGTCAACGGTATCTCCCAAACTCGCTGGTTTGCTGAATCTGACTTAGAAGCAGTCTAGGGGTAAGCCTTGTTCGGTTACGCCGCCTTTGCTGAAGCCCCTTTTGCAGCGCTAGCTGAGGCAGGTGAGGTATACGATGTTGCGGTGGCTGAGGGGGCTACTGGAGCCGACAGTGTAGTTGGACTGCTTGTACTGGGTTTGGCTATTGCTGAGGCTTCAGCGGCTAATGACTCGGTGGTTGCCCAAGTTGATTTTGTTGGGGCGGTTGCCGAAGCGGCAGAAGGTAACGACACGGTTGTATCTATTGCGGTGCAGAACGTTGCGGTAAATGAGAGTGCCGAAGGAAACGACGCTTCAAGTTCGACTGTTTCACGGGTTGGCGCAGTTGCAGAAGCCGGGGCTATAGTAGATCAAGCTAGCGACACAATTGCGTACCCGGTGATGTTTGCTGAAACGGCAAGTGCCAATGATGCAGTAGCGCTGACGTTGACTAGGGCTGGTGCGATTGCTGAAGCTGGAGATGCAGCGGATACAACGATTGGTGAGCGTGAGATTCCGGGGATTATTGAGGAAGCCGCAGAAGGAAACGACGTACTTGCAGCAGACTACATTTTTGCTGGGACTGTGTCCGAAGTAGCTGAGGCAGCAGATGTAGTTACCGGGCTTGGAGATTTGGTTGGTGCTATTTCTGAAGCTGCGGAAGCAACTGTTGTTACTCTTGGCAATATTGATTACGTTATTACAGTATCTGAAGGTGCATCGGGAATGGACGTTACGCTTCGCAGGCTTCAGTGGGAATTGATTGATACGTCGGATGGCGTCAAC